AAAACAATTGATAGAATGTATAAAGCTACTGCTGCTGCTGATCTTGTTAATCCAGAATATGACGATATAGAACTCGGAAAAAAAGAAATTCCATGGAAATATACTTTCATAGATCCTGTATATGTTGATGTTCTTGGCGGAGCATTGTCTTCATTTGCTAGTAAAAAAATATATGGAGTTACTTTACCATCTAATTTAAGAAGAACAATTAATGCTCCAAAAAATGATTCTGAAAAAAATATAGTTTCTCAACTACCACAAGACATACTCGAAGCAGCTAAAACAAAAAAGCCATATGTATTAAACCCTGATAAGGTTTTAGTTTTTCATTATAAGAAAGACGATTGGCAGGTATGGGCTTATCCCATGATTTACGCTATCATGGATGATATCACTATCTTAGAAAAACTAAAATTAGCAGATATGTGTGCTCTTGATGGAGCAGTATCTAATATTCGTATTTTCAAATTGGGTAGTCTTGAACATAAAATTGCGCCCACAAAAGCCGCTGCTTCTAAACTATCAGCTATTCTTGGTAATAATGTTGGTGGTGGCACAATGGATCTTGTATGGGGTCCAGATATTGAATTATTAGAGAGTAACACAAGCGTACATAACTTCTTAGGTGAAGAAAAATACAAGCCACATTTAAATAGTGTTTATGCTGGTCTTGGCATTCCACCAACCCTAACAGGAACTTTCGGAGCAGCAGGAACGACAAATAACTTTATTAGTCTTAAAACACTAACACAACGGCTGCAATATGGTCGTGATGTTCTAGTTAGTTTTTGGGAAAAAGAGTTAGAGCTTGTTCAAAAGTCTATGGGATTTAAATATCCAGCTAAAATTGAATTTGACAGAATGGATCTTAGTAATGAAGATGCTGAAAAGGCACTATTGATTCAACTAGCTGATAGAAATGTAATTAGTGATGAACTATTACAAATGAGATTTGGCGTTGATCCTAGTATGGAAAAATATAGACTTAATAGAGAAACCAGAGATAGAGATGGTGAACGCATGGTACCAAAGGCTGGTCCTTATTACGATGCTAATTTTGAAAATAATCTTAAGAAGATAGCATTACAACTTGGCGTAGCAACACCAAGTCAGGTTGGCTTGGAACTTGCACCAAATAAACGTGGAGAGAAAAATGCTATTCAAATGAAAGCAGAATTTCCATCAGCTCCTAAAATTGGTAATACTTCACCAATCGGAGTTTCTGGTCAAGGTCGCCCAAGAAATAGCAAAGATAGTTCTCAAAGAAAAACCAAGGATTTCGCCCCACAAACCGGAGCATCTCTAGCGTTATGGGCCAATGAAGCTCAAGATAAAATTAGTGATATAGTAAATCCTATGCTATTAGAGTTTTATGGAAAAGATAATCTTAGAAAGCTATCTGCACAAGAAAGTAAAGAATTAGATCTTTTTAAGACTAAAATTTTATTAAATATTGAGCCAAATACTAAAATAGATGAAAATGGTGTAAATTCAGCAATAGCGAGAGTTAATAATTCTGAAACTTCAGATATGCTAAATAGTTTAAATTTTTGGATAAAACAAATTAATAATGAACTAGATAGACAACTAAACACTGAAGAAATTAGATCTATTAAGTCTTCCTTTTATTCTTCGCTAAAATATAGAAATTAATTATGGATAATATAACTTTTATTTTCGGTTCAAGAATATTTAGTTCTAATAAAAGACAACTAAATGAATATGCTCGCCCAGAAGACTGTAAGGATAACCCTAACGAGCTATGTGATGGTTGCAAAAAAATTTGGAATCCAAAAACTAAAGAATGTGAATGTAGACAATATCCAGAAGTAGATCAGGGAATAGTTCCAGGGTGCACAGAAGAAAATTTAATAATAGCTAGAGAACAATTTAATGATATATATTATAATTTAAAATTTAATAAAGAAACTTGTTGTTTTACTTGTGACGAAGCCGTAATTAATGGCTGTATACAAAGAGGATGGAGTCCAAAAATAGATTTCAGTCAAATTAACTCGGATACATCAATATTGGATTGTGGTTGTAACTGTGATGAAACAAAAAGAATCTATTATTCATCATGGAATCCGTCTGCTGATAATATTCCATATATTAAAGAAAATGAATGTCCGGAAGGATTATGGAATCAATTTTTATGTTTATGTGAATGTGATAAAGGTTCAGTAATTGTGGGGAAAAAGGGTATATGTTATGAGAATCAAATATTAGGATCAAATTGTGATTGTTATTGTAATAATTTTCCAGAAAATGGTTGTGGTGTTGATAATAAGAATAGAGTTGGTATCTGGGATAATGACAGATGTGAATGTGTATATCCTTGTGGAGAGGGGTGGGATCCATATTTTTGTACTGGAAAAAATGGAGAAAATTATATTGGATGTTCGGACTGTAAAGATGAAAACACACATTTAAGCCCGTGTGATGAATTTGGACAGAAACATTGTTGTCCAAGTGGATATTTTTATTTAAAAGGTACTATGTATTATAATCCTGAATATCCAATGTGTGTTCCTTGCGAAGCTCCATACTCTCCAAATTGCGGAGATCCATTAAGATTAAATACAGACACATGTACATGCTGTCCAGAAGGATATGTATTTTTAAATGGAGAAGGTTGTGTGTGTAAAGACTATGCCTTAAATACATGCGAACAACCAAGAGAATTGGTATTCAATACAGATACAGAACAGTGCGATTGTGAATGTCCAGAAAATTATATTTGGACAGATAACGATTGTATTCTCTTTGCTGAAGTTTGTCCTAGACCAGGAGATAATCCATTACACACCAGATGGGATGCCACTAATGAAAAGTGTGAGTGTGAATTAGGTAATGAATTTTTAAATGATTGTTTTAATAGTGCAATATCTGCAGCTAAATATCTAAATGAAGAAACTTGTGAATGTGAATGCTCCGAAGGATCATCATTAGAAAGAGAGCTTTATTTTTGGGAGTTGGAGCATGATATGGCTTGCAAATGTGATACTGATAGACAGATACCATTTATTTTCCTAGGAACAGTTGATGAAGAAAAATTTATAGACAACCACTGTTATACTTGTGCTGAAATTAATGGTGAGCATTCGCAAATGGTATTTGTAGATATTCAAGGCAATGAAAAGATATGCAAGTGTAATGATGGATATATTTTTGAGAAATATATTCCTGGCAGCTTTTACACGAGTCGTCAATGCATATCATGTCAAGAATATGATCCTAATAGTATTGTTGGAGAAAATGGTTCTTGTCAATGCGCTTCCGGGTATATAAAATCATACGATAATGATGCTGGCGAAGACCCGGATTTATGGTCATGTATACAAATAGAAACAACAACTACAACGCCAACGCCCGAAACTCCAACTCCAGAAACACCGACCCCAGAGACACCGGAAACACCAACTCCTGAAACTCCGGAAACTCCGGAAACACCGATCCTTGAAACACCAACCGTTACAGTTTCTACCTTACCACCATATTAATAAATAATTGGTGTAGTATATTAAATACTAAGAGGCTAATAATTATGCAAATTTTTCAACAAGAATATGATGATGGAGTGGCTGATAGCATACGTACTAATGCTAGCATATCGTATGCTGCCGCTCTAGAGCCTTGTGATAAAAATATTAAGGCTAAAACATTCAAAGCATTAGCTTCTATGGATGATAGTGATTTATACTATACTCAATCTATTCTTGTTAGTAGTAGTTGGAATAAAAATGATGATATATTTGACAAAGATGAGGTTTGGGCCGCTCGTCATAGTCCAGAACACAAACCAACCAATCTGGAACACGATGAAGGTATTATAATTGGCCATATTGTTTCAAATTATCCAATTACTCAAGATGGTATTCTAATTGATGAAAATACTCCGATAGAAAATTTGCCAAATAAATATCATATATTAACTGGCGCAGTAATTTATAAATCATATACAAAACCAGAACTAAGGGAGCGTACCGAAAAACTCATCAGTGAAATCGAAAATGGCACAAAATATGTTAGTATGGAGTGCTTTTTTAAGGGTTTTGATTACGGTTTAATTAATAAGCAAACTGGTGAATTTAAAGTATTAGCCAGAGATAATAATACTGCTTATTTAACCAAATATCTTAGAGCATATGGTGGATTTGGAGAACACGAAAATTATAGAATTGGTAGAGTGTTAAGAAATATTACTTTTTCTGGCAAAGGTTATGTTGACAAACCAGCCAATCCAGATAGTATAATATTTAGCAAAGATGAATTTAAATTTTTATCATCAGAAAAAAATGATGATTTTACAAAATCAGGTGTAACTATTTTTCAGTCAACCGAACAAACGGAGAATAATCAAATGAGTGAACAAGCTGAAAACACTGTTGCCGATTGCTCAGAAGCCACCAAGGCCGCAGAAGCAACGGTGGTACAACTCACAAAAGAAATCGAAGATACCAAATCTTCACACACAGAATTAATGAGCGCTATGCAAGCCGAGAAAGATAAATTAGTTTCCGAACTTGAAGCCCTTGCTAAAGAACATATGGGCGAAAAAGAAAAGATGAAAAAAATGGAAGAAGAAAAGAAGAAAATGGAAGCCTCAATAGTTGAACTAGAAACTCAATTAAATCAGGCTAATGAAGCAGTAGCAGCTTATATGAAAAAAGAAAAGAAAATGATGAGAAAAGCTGCACTAATCGAGAATGGCTTCGAAGAAAACGATCTTGATAGCATTGTTGAAAAATTTGATGCTGTTAACGACGAAACTTTCGCCGCTATGACAGATATGCTCAAGATGAAGAAAAAGAAAGAAGACAAAATGGCCAAGGCTGATGAAGTTGTTGAAACCAATGACATCACCGAGGCTCTTGAAAATGTAGAAACAACAGAAGAAGTAGTTCCCGCTATCGGTGGCGAACAAACAGATGAAGTTGAATCTACTCGCGCAGCTCTTGTAGATTTCGTTTGCACCAGACTCGGCAAAAAACTTAATAAGGGAGAATAAAAATGGCTCTTAAACCAGATCGTATCGAACACTTAACAGATATCTCATTTTTCATGAATACAACCGCTGAAAGAGGTGGCGTAGCCTATATCGTAACTGGCGGTGTTGGCGTCTCGATGGATGATGCTGATGCTGTTGTTGAGTATGCCGCCGAATGCTCTGGTAGCGTTCCAATGGGCGTTCTACTTAACGACGTAGTTAATCTTGATCTAACAAGACAGCATATCAATTGGCACAAAGATGAAGTTCAAGTTGGTGGCAAGGTTACTCTTCTCAGAGTTGGCCAAGTCACAACTGACCAAATCGACGGTGATCCAGTTGCTGGTGATGCTGCTTATGTTGGCCCAAGCGGAACAATCTCTGCTGATTGCGCCGATGCTGTCAAGATTGGCACATTCCTAAGTAATAAAGACGACGACGGTTTCGCTAAAGTCTCAGTTAACATTCAGTAATCAAATTTAATGGAGAAAAAAAATGTCAGCTAATACAAAGACCTTTCAAGCAACACCAGAGTTAACTGATCTTCTAGTTCGCTCTGGCTCACTGAATAAAGAAGAGGCTTTAGCCGCAAATGCTGAATTTGCAAAAGCCCTAGAATTACCACTTCGTCAAGGTATTCTAAATGGC